AAAGGGTACAAGTTCGCTCTTACCCGCTGGCAATTCTTCCTCTCATATTGTGATAAGTTGCGAGACGCGGGTATAGGAGTTTTGTTTCTTGCTCATGAGAAGATAAAACGCTTTGATAATCCTCTTACCGAGTCTTATGACAGATACTCATTGAAGTTGCACGACAGCGCAAGCGACTTAATAAAAGAGTACGTCGATGGTTTGTTTTTCGCAAACTATAAAATCTTCACGAAGAAAGAAACCGTCGGTTTTGGTGGGGAAAAAGTTCGAGGTATGACAAGCGGAGAACGCGTCCTCTACTGTCAGGAGCAACCTTCATTTCAAGCAAAAAACCGTTTTAACATGCCAGAACAAATTAATTTTGATTGGGCATCAATTCAAAAACATTTAACACTGGAGAAATAAACATGGCTGGATTTTCATTTAATGCAGAGGAAGTAGAACCGGAAGGCAATAGTTTTGAACTATTGCCAGTAGGCGACTATATAGTAGTAATAGAAGAATCAGATGTGAGGTTTACAAAAAAAGGTGATGGTAAATACCTTTCCCTAAAACTACAAGTCATCGACGGGAAACGGAAAGGTCGGCTTCTTTGGGAAAACCTGAACATTGAAAACCCAAACGAAACAGCGCAAACAATCGGACAGGGCAGACTCTCCGCAATTTGCCGCGCTGTAAATGTCCTTAATTTTGCGGATACCGTAGAACTACACAACCTACCCTTGAAAGTTTCCGTTGATGTCAAAATGGATAGTTACAAAGGTGAGAATGTGAACGTTATCAAAGGTTTTAAACCCGCCGCAAACGTCCAGCAACCTGGACAACCGGCACCACAACAAACCGCGCCAACTTCAGAGGAACCACCGCCCTGGATGCAAGGAGGATAGGAAAATGGAAAAGGAGTTACAAGAAAAGATTGACGCCGCGCGCGTTAAAAAATTCAAATCCTCCTTTCCTTTTCGTGAGCACTTAGGGTGCTCTCAAATTGGGGAAAGTTGCGAAAGAAAGTTGTGGTACAATTTCCGATGGACTAAAAAACCGGATCATTCCGCAAGAATCTTAAGACTGTTCGAAACCGGAGAACTAGCGGAGGATCGAATTTCTAGAGACCTCAAACGCGCTGGAATTGAAGTAATTCAGATAGACAATAGAACAGGAACGCAGTTTCGTTTTTCTGAAATTGATGGTCATTTTGGCGGCTCGATGGATTGCGTTATAAAGTATCAAGGAAATTGGTTCGTGGGTGAGTTTAAAACTCACAATGAAAAATCATTTAAGGACCTTTTGAAGAAAGAATTGGAGGAATCCAAACCTGTACATTTCGCGCAAGTCCAGATCTATATGGCATTAGCGAAAATACCCAGGGCAATGTATATTGCAGTCAATAAAAATACTGATGAAATGTATATTGAAACCGTAGACCATGACCCGAATCTTTCGGCTGCTTTGTTAGATAAAGCAGAGCGAATAATACGCTCTAATATTGCTCTTGATAAAATAAGCAATCGAAAATCATGGTTTGAGTGCAAATGGTGTGACTATTCCGAAACCTGTCACGGGGAGGATATACCCGACGTAAACTGTAGAACTTGCGCTTTTGGTATCGTGCAAGATAACTGGATTTGTGTTTTAAATAACGATAAACCCTGTATTTTATCTAAAGAGGATCAAAAAAATGGTTGCAAAGAACATTGTTTTAAACCTGCGATTTTACCGAAAAACTTTGATTTTCTTGAGAGCAATCAAGAAGTCGGAAATAATTTTTTCAAATATAAAATCGGTAAAAAAGAGGTTATTAATGGCCTCCCTGGGATACAATCCAAAGAGCTTCATATCAATGAAGAAATCCTTAACGACAAGAATGTTAAAAAAGTAAAAGAGGTTTTTCCAGAATCAACTATTTCAATTGAACCATGAAAATAAAACCAGATTATTATAAAGTAAAGTTTTCTTACCCAACTCAGATAATTGAGTGTAATGACCTAATTGAAAAACTAAATTTAAACTTCAATTTAGGTAATTCATTCAAATATATCTGGAGAGCGGGAAAAAAAAACGATAAGATTTCAGATCTTAGAAAAGCAATTACTTACTTGGAGCGTGAGATAGAAAATGAGAGTAAAAAGCAAAATTGAAATTGATGTAGAGTTTAACATCGATTCTTATGAAATCCATTGTAACGAATTAGAACCAAAAAGCGTTTCAATCGGTACAATAAACGTTTTATCAGACCTAGAAACAACTATTCTAGATCAATGTGAAGAAGACATTGAAACAGCAATTTCAGAGAAACGAGATGAAATTGAAACAGAATTTAAACTGAATCTCGCTGGAGTCTGGTAAAATGCAAATGAAAAAAATTAGAGAGGAGTTTTATTTTATTCACGGAGAAACAATGCTAAATGATAGAATTATTTCAACGTCTGGAATAGTAGAACTTCATAATGATTGCTACTGGCTCTACATGGATTTCCCAATCCAGGGTAACGGTTTTTTTTCCTTTCGCATTGGAAAGAATTTTTGGAGAATGACAAAGGCGATTCATAAAATCTTTGAAATTGGTTTTGATCTACACAAAAGAAAAGGCGTTTCACTAAAGAAAACTTTGGGGTTTATCAATGAATGTGCTTAGTTTGTTTGATGGAATTTCATGCGCACGCATAGCACTCGAACGTGCTGAAATACCTGTCCTGAATTATCTTGCCTATGAAGTTGATAAGTTTGCGATTAAGTGTTCCCAAGATAATTGGGAAGGGATTACAAGATTAGGTGATATTAAAAACGCTGAAATTGACGTTTTCACGTATCCTAAAATTGATTTGTTGATTGCCGGCTTCCCCTGTCAATCGTTTTCATTTGCCGGTAAACAATTGAATTTTGAAGACGAAAGAGGAAAACTTTTTTTTGACGCGTTACGAATAAAAAACGAGGTAAAACCCAAATATTTCATTTTTGAAAATGTTCGGATGAAAAAAGAAATCCAAGATGAAATTTCTAGGTTGTTGGGCGTTGAACCAATTCTTATCAATAGCTCGCTTGTATCTGCGCAAAACCGGAAACGTCTTTACTGGACTAATATCCCCGGAGTTGAACAACCAAAAAATGAATTCATATTGTTGAAAGATATTTTGGAAAACGGGCAAAGTTTGACTGATAAAAGCCAAACAATCTTATCAACGATTTATAAAGAAAATGTAAAATCAATGTTGAAAAGAAAAAAAGTAGGGCTGCTTGTTCAAAATGGAAAATCTTATTGGAAAACATTTCGCAAACTAACTCCGCTAGAATGCGAACGACTTCAAACCGTCCCTATCGGGTACACGAGTTGCCTTTCAAACACCCAACGCTACAAAACGTTGGGAAACGGTTTTACCGTTTCTGTTATCAGTCACATATTAAAACAAATCAAAGGAGAAAATAAAAAATGAAGAAAGATATTGAGTTTGTAAAAAAACATTATCAAACCGCTTTCATTAGCTGGAATGAAGGAAGGAAAACATATCGCGGCCATTTAGATGACTCTTACACGCCCTGCATTATTGAAGCCGCAAGCAAGGAAGAAACCTGGTCTAAACTTCGTCAATTTATTATCAGGTATGGTAAAATAATTGAACCAGACAAAAGACACGGTGATTTTATCAAACGGATTCAAACAACCAAATCAATCAAGACGTTCCAAAATTGTCTACGTAATATGAACTATGGAATAGTTCAATTTCACTAAGGGGAAAATGATATTAGCATATCCAGAACTAAGGCGGGTAATCGATGACGGAGTAATCAACGCACTACCTGAAAACGTAAATGGTTCGTCAATTGACGTGCGGTTAAACAACACGTTTATTTTTGAAAATCCCGAAGACCGTGGCGAAAAATTTGGCACCCAATGCATTGATAAAATCAGTTTAAAACCTCGCCAGTTTTGCCTCGCCAGTACAATAGAGGTTTTCAATCTACCGCTAAATATTTCAGCTGAGTTTAGACTGAAAAGTTCTATTGCAAGAGAGGGTTTGAATCACAATTTAGCGGTTTGGATTGACGCAGGGTTTACAAATTCAGTATTAACGTTGGAGCTATTCAACGTTTTAACGTACCATTCAATTGAGTTGACCGCTGGAATGAAAATCGGTCAAATTATTTTTCATCGTCATATTGACGTTCCCGAAGTGTTTTCTTACAGAACAGCAGGACAATATAATGATTGTTTGTCAACGCAAGAATCCAAGGGGATTAGATGAACGTTAAAATTTTAGAAGAGCACGGTTACAAGTCTGCGGTTGTCGGTTTGTCGCTATCATATAAAGATAGGAAGAGCCCAATGGATGAATGGACCAAACCGGAAAACATGGAAAAGAAATTTACACGCGCGGCAAAACTAGCAAAAAAAGAAGGCGGTCACAATAAATTCTTGGAAAGTATTTATTTGTGGGTATACATAGATGCCGCGCGTTATTTTTGGGCCCAGTTCGATACGTACCGAGTAGGCATTTCAAAACAAAGCGGTTCTACAATGCATACAATAATGAAACGTGATTTAGAACCGCTTGACTTTGACTCCCGCGTACCTAGTACGATTTTGAATATTTTGAACATTGAACGCGGTTTGCAAAATTTCAATTTAGTTAAGGAATGGCTCCCTGAGTCATATCTACAGGAAAGAATTGTAGTTTTGAATTATAAGAATCTACGAAACATGATAGCACAACGCAAGCGACACAAGTTGATTGAATGGCAATTGTTTATTGGATCAATCATGGGACAAATTGAGCACCCCGAATTTTTGGAGGATCTACTAAAATGAATATAGACGACTTCTTAACAATCACAATTTTGTTAATTCTGTTTATTAGTTTCCTAGTTGTAGTCGAATGAAATTGCGAGAATATCAAACTAAGGCGATAGAATCCTTAGTTGATTTCATTTCTAATAAAGAAAACCGTGGGCAAAACCCCTGCGTGGTTGCGCCGACAGGCGCGGGTAAATCAATTCTAATAGCGGAAACTATCCGCTATTATTTAAGCAGATACCCAAGCGCAAGGTTTCTAGTTTGTGTACACACTAAAGAATTGATTAAGCAAAATTGTGAAAAATTTAAAATACATTATCCTGAAGTTTCGGAAAAAGTAGGGATATATAGTGCGGGTTTAAAGTCCAAAGATTTCGAAAAACAAATTGTTTTTTGTGGGATTCAAACCGCCGCGAAAAAAGCACTATGGCTAGGGCATAGAGATTTCTTGATAGTCGATGAAGCCCATCATATTCCTAAAACTGGCAATGGACAATATAGAAAATTCATCGAAGACTTGAAGAAGATAAACAAGTTTTTGGTTGTAGTTGGATATACTGCAACGCCTTATAGGACATCTCAAGGTTTTGTTTACGGTCCAGGTGATAAAGGTTTTATACTAAATAAAATTTGCTATGAAATTTCTATCAAAGAATTGATAAGGAAAGGGTATCTAACAAAACCAACAACGCAAGTTTCAGAAAACAAAATTGATACAAGTAAAATAAAAGTTGTTCGAGGTGAGTTTCAAAAGTCAGAACTTGAAAAGATAGCGACTAAAGAAGACTTACTTGAAAAGCAAATTGAAGAAACCATAAAACTTTCTTCTGATCGTAAATCGGTTTTGATTTTTTCGGTATCAAAAAAACACTGTGAACAAATAAGCGAATTGCTAAAAGCAAAAGGGCAATCAGTTGATTATGTCCACTCTGGTATAAGTACCCGAAATGAAGTTTTGGAAAAATTCACGACAGGAAAAATAAAATTTCTTGTTAATGTCAATGTACTAACTGAAGGTTTTGATTATGATAAAATTGATTGTGTTGTGTTCTTGCGAGCTACTGCGAGTCCTGGATTGTATTACCAAATCATTGGAAGAGGATTACGAATACATAAAAACAAAACAGATGTTTTGATAATTGATTATGGGGAAAACATAAAACGCCATGGGCCAATAGATAAAATTCGGATTCGAGAAAAAGGAGAAGGCGAAGCACCCGTTAAATTTTGCGCTGAATGCAAATCTTTGATACCCGCTTCTTCGAATCCTTGCCCCGAGTGCGGGTTTATCTTTGAGCAAAAAGAGATTGAATTAAAACTATTACAAAGGGAAAAAAACCTTGAAGTTTTATCGACAAAACCCAAAGAATATTCAATTCAAAAAGTGGAATACTCAAGGCACAAAGGGAAGAAAGAAAAACCTGATACTCTAAAAATAGAGTATTTTCATAACAATGTTAAACCGATTGCAACCGAGTGGTTTTGTTTAGATCATTCGAAAGATTCTTTCCCTTTTCGCAAAGCGCAAAAAGATTTGAATAGTGCGATTGCTTTAGAATCAGTTCAACACGCGCTTGATAATTGCCACAAAATTAGACAACCACAAAAAATAGTTGTTGATTTATCCGAAAAATATCCCAAAATTCTAAGAAAGGTTTACAAGAATGAAGCTAATACTTCCAATACCTCCCACAATAAATCATTATTACACGCGAACTAATAGAGGAATGTTTATAAATCAAAAAGGCGTTTCTTATCGTCAATTAGTGAACTTAGTTGTAAAAAAAGAATATCCTAAACACAATACAATTGATAAACCCGTCAAAGTAAAAATTGACTTTTACCCGCCTGATAAAAGGAAGCGAGACGTTGACAATGTTTTAAAATGTCTATTGGATTCTTTAACGAAAGCAAACGTTTACAGAGATGACAGTCTTATAATAGACTTAAGAATCAGGAAAATGGAAATGATCAGAAACGCTGGAAAAATTGAGGTAGTTGTAAATGGCATTAGCGAAACAGAAAGGTGATACACTAGAAAGCGCATTAGATTTATGGGAAAAAGGATTCAAAATCTTTCCGCTTGGATCGCCTTACATTACCATGAATTCAAATTTTATAAAAACGTCTCAAGAGGATCAACTAACGAAAGTACAATCATTAGAAAAATGGAGCAAGAAGCCTCTGGTCGCTTGGAATCAATATATTAAGCAAGAAATGTCCGACGACCAAATAACAACTATATTTGAAAAACTGTATCCTGGCGCAAATATCGGCCTAATAACTAATGGTCTATTCATTGTAGATGCTGACAATATTGAAGCGGAAAAATGGTGCGATGAAAACATAAAAACCCATGTTACAGTTCGAACAGCAAGAGGTAAACATTATTTTTTCAAAAATCCAAACGGTTTGGATTATCGAAACAGCGCAAACGCTCTAGGTATTGATATAAGGGCAAATGGAGGTTATGTAGTCGCGCCAGGTTCCACTCATGGCAATGGACACAAATACCAGTGGGAAATAGGGCAACAAACTGATTTTGACAGTGCTCAAGATTTGCCGGAAATAACAAAAGAAACCTATCAACTACTCCAGCAAAAATTAGGGAAAGGAAATTTTACTTTTGACTCACAAAAAGTGAAACCTATCAATTCAGTTTTTGATACGGGCCCGGCAAGAAAAGGAGAACGAAACAATAAGGCAGCTAGTCTTACTGGCGCGCTACTAGCGAAAAAGTGTTCTATGTATCAAGTCAAAGAATTACTTGATTCGTGGAATCAACAAAACAATCCTCCTCTTTCTTATTCAGAATTAAATACTACAATTGCTTCAATAATCAATACAAGAATCAAATCAGGGGATAAAGTCCCGGAAGGTGGGCCGAAAAAAGCAATTTGGAAAAATGACAGTAAAGTAAAACCTGTTGTTCCTGAGTGGTTCTACTCTAAGTTATCGCCTATCATGAAAGATGTTTTTAAATACATCAATGATACCGCGGTAAAACTTCAACCGGTCCTTTCTCTTGCGTCTGTTTTTCCTGTCTTCGCTACCGTTCTAGGTCAAAAAATAGAATTA